TTTGAGCATCTTCCACGCTATTTGCCGTTGGAGTTGCTCCTGCTATCGCTAAAACGCTTGCTTGTATGTCTGAAATTGCCATTTTTTATTCTCTTTGAACATATAGGGGAGCCGAAACTCCCCCATATATTGTTATATCCTTATATTGTGCTATTAATCACAAATTTCAGATTATGCCGTTGCTGCGAATCTCATTGCTGATGCTCCAACAGTAAGAGCTGTCCCATTACCAATATTACGGCTTACTCCTGATGCAGTCCAAGCAGTCCCATTGAAGACAAAAGCAACAAAAGAACCAGCTCCACCAGCACCATTAGTTAAACCAGCCATAATAACAGAATTATCACCTGCAACACTAATATCCCTTGCTTCTGTACTAGAAGTTGCAAGAATATTAATACCAGTAAGATGACAGCCTACCGCAAAATCGCCATTAGCTGCGGAGCCAATAGTAATTAAGTCAGTATTCGCTGCTCCACCAGTATCTTGAACTACAATCCAGTCTCCAGCAGTTGAATTTGCAACTGTTGGGAGTAAGAATGTTTCAGCATCAGTTGTATTTTCTGCATAGTAAGTATTCTTTACAAGTAAAGAAGTACTAGCAGGCATCACTGTTACTGGCCCAAGAACTGGTATATAAGCACCACCAGATACTGACAATGAAGCTAACTGTTTCGCTTTAGTATCAGTAATCTCTGAATTTGGATTTCCTGCTACCCAGTATTTATTTGCCATTAGTTAGCTCCTTTATGATTGGTCAACCCAAATGCCACTAACGTTATGAATCGCCCATCCATCAGCACTTAAACCGACAAGGTGAACAAAGTCATATTTCTTTTGAGTAGCCTTTGTGTTAATAACATCTTTATTATCAGTTCCAGCAGCGCCAGCAATATCAACTAAAAACTTATCATTAGCATTTGGTGAAATTGTTAACAAAGCACCCGCGTCGTCCATTACGTTTACAATTATAAACGAAGCTCCGACTACAACAGCAGGAAGTGTTAGAGTTTTTGCATCAGCATAAACTTCAACATAGCTTCCAACTTGAGCCGAGTGAGTTGCAACCGCTAAGGTTGTGTCTGCAATCAATCTGATAGGGGCTAGGCCAGATAAGGTCTGGATTAAAGCAGAACTATCATAGCTCTCTGAACCATACATTGGATTTTTCATGATCTACCTCCTTTAACTTGCAGTCCAGATAGCATGGGCTTCGGGCATATTAATTTCCAAGCCTGCTTCTGTCTGAATTAAGTCAACCCGACGGTCAACACCACTGTTCTCAAGGGTTTGTACCCCAACGTAAATAGCAGTATCACGATTTAACCCGTTTCCTACTAAAGGCCTATATGAAACGTATTTCATATTAACACCTAAGATATTTACATCAGTTTGGTCTAAGTGAATGTTGCGAACTACATTCATATCTCCATAAGGAGTAGAAATAACCGCAACGTCAACACCAAACACCTTCTTTTTTCCAACCATCGTCATATCAGCTCTATAGTTAGCAGATGTTTCAACATTATTTGCGAAATATCCTGTTAACTTGTGTAGCCAATTATAAGTAGCAGTATTGCAAAAGAAAACTGTTGCATTTGCACTATTATAACGAGGGTCTAAGAACGCACTCATGTCATCAAGAAAATCATCTTGAGTCTTTGAAGATAATGCTGCAGTAAATTTGTTTCCATATGTAGAAACGAAACTTAAAACACCATCTGTGTACCATGCGTCATCTGAAGTACTAGCTGCAGAATTGAAAAGAAGTGATTGTTCGATGTCATACTTATGCTCAATCAACTTTTCTTTCCAAGTCCTTGCCCATTCGCTAGAATCATACTTGAGCATAGTCGCTCTAGAAGTATTATCCATAGCCATTGCCGTTTTCCAAATCTGAGTATTACCAAACCCTGTGGAAAAAGGCTGGTCTTTCCAACTACTTGGAAAACCACTACCTTGAGCAAACGCACTACCAACAACAAATGAACGTAGAGAAGATAAAGTCTCTTGACTTACATTATCTCTAGCATTATCATCAGCATGTTTATATGCTTGCTTTAGATCGGTTGGAGTCTTAATCATAGAACCAGTCAATAGGACACTATTAGATAAAGCTCCATTTACAGCAGCAGACACTTTAAACAAAGCGTAATCAGTATAAGCCGCACCTAAAGTACCTGAAGTAGGTATTTTTACAATCTGACCAGCCATGAAAAACGCAGGTCTAGTATCAGCTGCTCCAATCCCTACAGATGTTTGGCCATATATAGTCCCTTTATTACCAGCGGATTTATAATCGCCAATCATGTATAGTTTTGTTGTGTTTGCTGTTAAGTCGCCACCATTTGACGGATTACCACTATCAGCGGCTCCGTAACAATATGCATAGCGTTTGTGAAATGATGGTCTTCGTTCAGTGTATTTGAACTGAGGATCATCGGTTGGTTTTTTTGAAATCTTAGATGCCAATCGGAAGAAAGGATCCTGGGCTATTGCAAGCTCAGATACTCTACTTCCAAAATTATACTTTCGTCTAAGATCACCAGTGGATAGAGTACTATTATCATCAGCGACTCCTAAATCGCCTAATTGAAATAAGTCATCAGCCATTGTGTTACCTCTTATTTTTGGAGTTAAAGCACCTGGCTAATAGTCTAAAAAAAGTTCAGCTATTAACCAAATGCGGAATCAAGTTGTTTGTCAATTCCCAAAATGGCATCAAATAGTTGATCTTCTGAATCTACTTCAGTAGATGCTGACCCTGTAGTCGCTAAAGATTGAGGTTTCATTTGAGCTTTCCTTGTGTGATTAGCTGCTTTTTCTGAAACACCAACATTTCTTGCTTCCATAGGTTCGTTAGATTCTCTTTTCTTTAGATATAAAATATCATCTAGAGATAAAGACCTTGCATCTGCATAATTTTTAAACTCATCCCATTGATTTTGATTCATATTGTGCTTTTCTTTAAAAGAATCTATTTCAGAATTAACCTTCATTTCTTCTTTTTGTTTCCCTAGCTCATTAGTAAGCCTTCGTTGCACTACATTGTCAATAGTAGAATTTAAAACCTTTGCCGAGTCACTATTTGGTTCACTAATCGCTTCGTCTGCGTCAAAAACAAAATCTTCGGGCAAATCAAGTTGACTAGTAACATTTTTAGGAGTTTGACCACCACCCTCGAAATAATCTCTCACATGATTGATTAATCCAGAGTCTTTTCGCATTTCGTCAAGAATAGGTAAATATGGTTCTAGTTCTTTTAAGCGGGTGTTAAGCCGTTGTCCTTCTTTGCTAGAGTCAGAATACCTTTTTTTAAGAGTCTCGACATTCTCTTGCTGAACTTCACTCACAGTTTCCTTGTTATTGGATAATTGTTGTGAAGAATCATCACTTTCAAGAATTCCTCCATTGACTTCATTTTCTAAACTAGAAAAAAAGTCGTTAGAGTCTAATTCTCCATTTGAAAGAGGGGCTTCATTTGAAGCGTTACCTTGTTCATTTGTCATTAGTTACTTCCTTGTCTATTGTTTAATATACTAAGAAATTTTATTTTCTTCTAATTCTTTTTCTGTCTTTCTTTTTAAATCATCTTCAAGGATTTTTCTGTAATATTTTTGTTGAGCCTGTGTTTCAAGGACTTCTTTATTAACAGTTTTGGAACCAGTATCAATACCGTGTCTGATGCCTGCTTGGATTAATTGGCGTTTTAATGTTTCATTTTCACCTTCTTTATCTTGCATCTGATTTTTCATTCCTTCCATTTGTTGTTGCAATTGAGCATACAATGATTTTCTTTCAAGTATTTGTTCTTTGCCTCTTACATCAGTTTCTGCTAACATAGCAACGTCATCAATAAGCCCAGCTTGAAACCATCTAAAATATTCTTCAAGTAAAGCCCATCTATTCAATGGCATTACAGCTCCTGCTATTATTCTTATATCAAATCTAGACGAAGCATAATCATTCCATAATTGGACTTGTTCTCCATAATCATTGTATATAGGGATATTGATTCTTGTTTCTGATTCATCATAATCCCCTGACGTATTTGGCTGAACAATTCTAAAAACTTTATCTATTTGATAATGAGCTTGAGCATGTTGCTTAAATATTTCACCTGTATGCTCTAAAGAAGGTTCTAAAACACTATTCATCCAAGCTTTTATTCTCCTAGTCCCAAATTCATCATTTGCTAATAAACCCCGATATGTTTCAGCTTGGTCTTGGGCAAATCCCATCATAGAGCTTGGGATACCTGCAATATACTCCATATCCTGTTTCCCTTCTTGAGTCACAGTAAAAAAAGCATTATTTATTGGAGCAGGTAGGACGGGTTGTGGAGGTGCAAATCCCTGTCGGTATTTTAATAATGCCCCTGGAGATGATGAATATTGTTCCCACTCTTCTTCAGGGACGCTCCCTTCTTCATAAAGCCATCTTAAATTAGAAGCTAAATTTGCATTATGAAGCATAACTTGATGAGCTTTATTAACCTCTTGCTGTTTTCCTATCATAGGAATAACTGCTGACATTGGATAAGGAGTACCAGTATATAAATATGGAACTGGGATTATTGGAAAATCAGTAATTGGCAATATATATTCATATAAAGTAACATCACTTCCAAGGCAACAAGAAACTTTAATTCTTCTTTCATGAAAAAGACTAGCATCTAGTATTGTATCCGCAACTTGTTTATTTTTAATTAATATTTTGTATTCTTCTTTGCTTACAATTTTAGATTCAGTTCTATTCAATTCCTCTTGAGTGGCATAATCAATTTCTGACTTTTTTCTTTTAATCCCATAATCCAATGCTTTTTCAGCTTTTTGTATTTCAAGAAAAGCTCTATCTTCAATAATTTCTCCAGCTTGTAATTGTTTTTCTATATTAAGAATAGCTTCTTTTGTAGCTACAGTAGATTCTTCTATGTAATCTTTAATTCTTTGCTCAGATACCATTTTTACATTTTCTAAATCTTCAGGAGTTGGATGTATTTGAATAGTTAAATTATAAAATGGGACTCTAACTTTTTCATAGCATTCATAATAATCAAGTATATCATCTTTCTCTCCTGATTCATTTACGGAAGTAATTATATCTTCAGCTATAATAGCATCTGAATCATTCCTATCTGATTGAGAATAAGTCTCATGAATCCCTTGCTCGCTCGCAGATTTAATTTTCCTTTTATGCTCAGGAAACATTTGATTTAATTGAGTTCTAGTTAATCTCTTTTTTACAATAATAAAAGAAGCATCTCTAAATAAAAAATCTCTAGACATTGGGTCAGGAAATACATCATAAGGGTCAATTCTTTTAAAAATAACATCGCCTTTACCATTATCTAAATTCATATCGACATCTACGAAAAAGTAGCCAATCCCTTTAGCAAGAGAATCTAATATAACACTTCCATAAACAGATTTGCCGTTTGATAAACCCCAACAATAGTCTGAAATATCACTATGTATTTGAGCAATATTTGAATCGCTTCCATCAACGCCAACAGCTTTCCATCTTGGGTTATTTGCTGTTACAAAGTATTTCATTGTTTCTATAATGGGAGTTATTCTATTAATTTGAAACGTAGGCATTCCAGCACTTTCTAATGAGGATTTTTCTTTAGACGTTAATTGGTCATTTAAATAAAAATCATAACCTTTTTGACTAGCAGATTGCCATTTAACTCTCTCTTCTGAATTAGAAGTCCTCCACATATTATATATTCTTTCACTTGTTTTGGATTTTTTTTTCCTAGCCATTATCTAACTTCCTTAAAATTTTATAGTTTACACTATACCATGAAATGTTTTTTTCTTCTCACCATGATATTCATAAGCATGCCCATTAATTTTTAACAATTCATTTAAACTTTCTTCTTCATTTTTTAAAAATATTTCCCCTAGAACTCTTCCGTATTTTCCAGTCCCATGAGATTTAATAGTAAATTTGCCATTATCTGAATCTGTTAATTTAGATTTTGTATATTCTTTAGCCTCTAAGCCTTTCTTTTTTTCTTCAAGGTCTCTAGTTCTAGACTCCCAAGTATCAACACCCATAAACCTAATTCTTTTTTTAACCCATGTATCAAAACCTAAATCAATCATAGCATCGCAAGTATCTCCATCGACTACTCTTACTAATTTAGCTGAGTAAATATATTTATCTATTTTAGGCATTATGCTAGTATCCAAGGTTTAGCTTTTCTTTTTGGTTTTGACCATTTACGCTCTTTACCTTTTCCCGTAGATTTCATATTTGGAGGAAAAGAATGCAAAAGTGAGTAAAATAATGTCTCAATTGTGTCATCGTGTGCCATTTTTGAACCAAAAGTAACAATTTCATGTATTAAATCAAACATATTATCCCTTAAATATACTGTTCCAGTACTAAACCTACCAGATAAACCAGAATAAATTTTATTTCGCTTTTCTCTTCCTCCAGGTTTTTCAGGAATAACAGCAATATCAAACTTATTTTCTATTCTTCTTCTTTCATTTAAAGATTGAAAAACAGACCTATTCATAGCAACATCTTCAACTGTACTAGAAATGCAATAATATTTTTGATGAAGCTCCATTATATAGTCAACTACTCCTTTTTTACCAATAAGTTTATCATTCTCATCTCTTGCTCCAACAGTCGGGATTGATCTATGCCTTTCATATTCCAAAACGTAAACATTGTTATTAGGGTCAAGGGCAACAACCATTATAACAGAAAAGTCTGAATTTCTTGTATCTATATCAGTAGCAGGGTCGCAACCAATAAATGTATTGCACGGGAATCTCTCTCCATCTATTACTAAATAGTTTATATCGTTATCTCTTTGGTAGTACCCTTGCCAATGCTTTATATAATTATTACCCCATAGAGCGTCTTCTTCATTCTGTACTTCAAGTTCATACTCTTGATAATAACCTTGGGCTCTTCCTGCCTCTTCATATTCTCTTTTAATAGAAAGAAGTTTTTTCTTAGGCATATAAGAATCCCAAAGAACTCCTCCTTCCATTTCAGGTTGAGTGGATTTATAAGTAATAACATCCCATGTATATTTAGATTTATTTTTTGCTTTTTCATATCCATCAAGAATATTTTGGCAAAGACTATCGTAATGGACGGGTGTACCTGCGAATATAAGTCTACCCGTATCTATATCTAAAGCAGGCCTGACTCCATTATAAACAATATTTTTAATTTTCTCTCTAGCATCTTGAGTAACCGTATTAGTTTCACTCTCGGTATCATCTAATGCTACAAGATCATATCTTTTACCTAGATAATTCTCCCCTCTTACACTAGATAAATTAGACCTGCTTATTAACTTTGCTTTTGTATTTGTAACAATATCTGTTTCTGTCCATTTTTCACCTACAATATTTCCAAAATAATATTTAATAATATCGTTTGTTTGAAAATGTTGTTTAATATATTGGAGATTTAAAATAGATTTTCTATGATTATCCGATACCCATCCCATAAATAAAAATTCATTTGGATCTTTAAATAAAATTTTATGCATAAGGAAAGTTTTAAATAACTGAGTTTTAGCACTTCCTCTTGGCAAAATTAAAGCTAATGATTTTGTTGTTTTTTCAAGTAAAGCGTCAGCTATCTGATAATGGAATTTAGGGGATTCTGATTTTCCAAAATCACCAGATAAAAATAATTTACCAAAAGCAATTAAATCATGTCTAGATAGCTCAAGAACTTTATTAGCTTGAGATACATTTTGTTTATTTATATTTGCCACTAATTTATTTTTTACTTCTTAAATATTTTAAATACTCACAGGCTACTAGAGGATTAAAAATTGTTGTAATCAATCTATTGTCATCATCATCATATCTTGGATCTATAATAGTAACAGGACAATTAAATATGTTTTTATCATCTAGTCCTAGTTTATCTGCATAGTTATCCATTATTTTAAATGAGGCTACTTGTAAAGCATGACTAATTAACCCAGAAGCAGGGTCTTTAATAACTTGGTAACCAGCAACATGAGTATGACCACAAGTAAGTATATGGTCTTTCCATCCCATTTGTGCGGCTTTTGCTACACCATGAGCAGAGTTCCACATGCTATTTCCTTTCCAAGTGTGCCTAGCGTTTATTCTAATTTCTTTACCATTAGGGAATTTAAGATTCATCCTAGCTCCCCATCTTTCGTATAGTCCCTTATGGTCTCTCATAATAAACTCTAAAGGGTCTCCATCTCCACTCCATACATCGTGATTACCAGCAACTAGATATAACCAATTGACTTTGTTTACAAAGTATTCAGTTAATTTCCACGATTCTTTTGCAGATGTAGACTGTTGACCATATAAAGTAGCTAATCTTCCAATCCAATTATTTTGAATGTCTCCAAGATTTCCACTATACATACCTTCG